CTCACAGAAACAGGTTGAGATCTTTGACCAGTATTATGACAAGTATAAGAAAGATCTAGTTAAAATTGTTCAGTCAAAAGGAACAGCAAATCCAAAACTATGGAAAGGAGTGGAGAAGGATGGGAAAGGGGTTTGACATAAACTTCGAAGGTCTTGATATGAGCCAAGAAGGCGTTCAGGAACTTGTGAAGAAGTATAAGAAGATTAAGAAGTATCAGAAGTCTTCACTCTTTGCAGTGAAGAGTATGGATGGCACAGAAGAGATCGTTTCTAGAATGGTAGAGGAAGCCCGTGAAGGAGGTTTCTGAATATGATAGAGGAGGTAGACCAGTCACACCTGTAAACCTCCTGTTATTGATCAGTGAACTTGAAGGTAGTTCACAACACCTGAAATATATGGGATTTAATGATGACGAAGAAACAATCAACGAAATCAAAAAAAGGTTTTACAAACTTTACTTCGACCTCAAACGATCCCTACGACAGACACAAGTATAGGATGAGGTTTGTTGGAACTAATAAGGCTATTGTTTTTGATGACTATGAAACCATGAGAGTATTTTGGTTTCAACACGCTGGTATGAAAAGATCTTGTGTTGTTGACGTAATCGATTAAACTTTGTTAAATAAATATTCGAAAGGTTAGTAGAATATGCTATCGACCAAGTACAGGCTTCGGCTTGAGTTTATCTGTAAGTGCATTGCTAGTGGTGAGGAAGTAAAACTAGATGATATGGTTTGGGCACAGAAACTTGCTAAAGCAAATACATCTGCTAATGAGATGTTAAAGAAAGCACGACGACAATCTTCTCAAGACATTGAAGAAGGTAGTACAGACGATTTTCTGAATAGGATGGGTTTAGGAGACCCCGATCCATCCAATCATAAAACGGGGTTCAGTAGTGCTGACGATATTAAGGACTGGTTTAAACAAGACAAACCTAAGGATTGGAGACAGAGAGACTAATGCAATCAGTAATCTATTCGAATAAAAGTCAAGAGTGTGAGAGAGCTATCATGCTTCTTTCAAATGTCCATGAGGATTTTCATGAGTATATCCTAGACGAAGACTTTACTGACAAACAATTTCATGCAGAGTTCGGTGATACAGCAGAGTATCCACAGATTTCTATTGGACTCAAACACAGAGGTGGGTTGAAAGAAACCCTTCAGTTCATGAAAGATAACAATATGTTCTAACTTTGACATAAATAGTATAGAAGTGTTATAATAACACTGTCGTTCATCTAGGAAACTAGACGCAAGTAAGTTGACTCGGAACGGAGCGTTCATCCTATGGTTGATTTCTTTTTATATACAACACTCAGTTGTTCTGATGCCGATGCAATTATGCTAAGGATGAGGAATAATGAAAATCTTAACAATGAAGTTAGGATTGAATTGGTGGAGATTCTAAAAGAATCTACACCTGAGTGTCCATGGGACGCAAAAGGCAACTGAAGGAACGGGGCCTAAAAATCCAACTACTTCAGGAGTATCAAATGAAAGTCACGTATCGTGGTGTGTCGTATGACACAGTTGAGTATCAGAACAGACCCCAAGTTACCAAAAAAGTAACTGAAAGGTATCGTGGTATCAATCACACCGAAACTGTAAAAGTGGAGGTATCAAAATGAATATACTTGCCATCGAGCAAAAAAAGATTCTCAAGAAAAGAGCCATCAAGGTGGCTCAACTTGAGTTGACCAAGAAAACACTTGTTTGTTCTAACAACAAGTGATATAATTAAGGGAGGTAATACTCCCTTTTTTTAATGGAAAAAGATAAACTCAAACTAATAACCAGAAACCTAAGACTGTTAGTAGATGCACTGGAGTCTGAAGTTTATTCTGATGTAAAGGCTTATACTGAAAGAATGGAAGAGACACTCCCTCCTCTCCCAGATTATGATGAGGTGTTTGAAGATGATGAATGATTGGCGTTACACCGATGAAAGAATGCAATTAAGGAGTGTTTGTTTAGGCATTCTTCTAAATAAGTATGGTGGAGCAAGGATTGAAGAAGCCTCCTACTCAACCAAAGATATTTACGAATGCGTTGATACCTGGGTCAGTCAAGGGAATAAAATCTCTCATGGTATCGAACCTTATTTTAAGACTTATTTTTCTAACACTACTTAATGTATACCTTTACTAATTACGAAAGAGCTTTAAGACAATTTAGTATTCAAGTTGAATACATATGTGCAGCGGAAATGGCTGGTAAGATTGATTCTGAGGAAGCATACCAACGAATCAAGACACAACTTAAGACAGTCAAGAAAGTTAGAAGGTCTGTTAGAACAGGCGTACAATAAGAGTCATTCTGAATATCCAAACTTGATATTCTTTGTTCAATAATGTGAGTGGAAGAAACCCAATGGACCAATCAGAAAAGATGAAACCCGGAGCTAAGTTAGTATCGGTTACACCCGATGCTGAAAAACATATAGCATTCTGTGCTAGGGTGAGTAATCCAAACAACCAGGACAACGAAAAGTTTTCTGGCCTACTAAAGTATTGCATCAAGCATCAACACTGGAGTATTTTTGAACAGGCGTTCATGACTCTAGAGATCACAACAAACAGGGGTATCGCAGCTCAAATCCTGCGCCACCGTTCGTTCACTTTCCAAGAGTTTTCACAGAGGTATGCCCCTACAGATTTCCTAGGTGAGATTGAACTGCCTGAACTACGTCGTCAGGATGATAAGAATCGTCAGAACTCTATTGATGATCTTGATCCTGAACTCATTGATAAACTTGAGAGACAGATGGTAACTCTCTTCAGTTCTGCTAACTCCCTGTATCAACAGATGTTGTCATCAGGTGTGGCTAAGGAATGTGCACGCTTTGTGTTACCATTGGCAACGCCAACAAAAATCTACATGACAGGATCAATTCGCAGTTGGTTGCACTATATTGATCTGAGATCTTCTAACGGAACTCAGAAAGAACATATGGATATTGCTAACAACTGTAAAGAAATCTTCGTAGAACAGTTCCCGTCTATCGCAGAAGCGATGGAATGGGACGTATAAATACAAAACCTCGGGAATTATTATGGCGAAATATGACGTAATCAATACAGATACTGGGGAAACTAAGATCATTGATGTTAGTGTCCATGAGATTACTCAGTGGTATGAAGACAATCCTGAATGGAAAAGGGATTGGTCTCAAGGAGCTGCACCATCAATTGGTATGGTTGGAGAAGTTTATGATAAACTGAAGAAGACTCATCCAGGTTGGAATGATGTTCTTCATAAAGCATCTAAAGCTCCTAAGTCAATTGTTAAACCTATTTGAATCACATGCCTAGAAAGAGTAAGTCCGGTATTGGTACGAACCCTGTCCCCTTTGGTACAAGTAATAGGGTAATGAAAAGAAAGAAACCAATCAATTTAGATTACATCAAGAAGATTGAACCTCTCACCAAGAATCAGGAGATGTTCTTTGATCAATATAATAAGGACCAGAACATGGTTGCTTATGGAGTTGCTGGTACGGGTAAGACCTTTATCACCCTCTACAATGCTCTTCTAGATGTTTTAGATCCTAAGAGTCACTATGATAAGATCTACATCGTCAGGTCTCTTGTGGCTACCCGAGAGATTGGATTCCTTCCTGGCGATCATGAAGATAAATCATCTTTGTATCAGATTCCATACAAGAACATGGTAAAATACATGTTCGAGATGCCAGATGACAACTCTTTCGAAATGTTGTATGCCAATCTCAAAGCTCAAGGAACTATCTCCTTCTGGAGTACATCATTCATTCGTGGTACTACATTTGATAATGCCATCTTGATCATCGATGAGTTCCAAAACTTGAACTTCCATGAACTGGATAGTATCATTACTAGGGTAGGTGAGAATTCTAAAATCTTCTTCTGTGGAGATGCCACTCAGTCTGACTTGACTAAGACAGCTGAGAAGAATGGTATTGTTGACTTCATGTCTATCATCAAGAACATGCCTTCGTTTGATACAGTTGAGTTCCAGGCAGAAGACATCTGTAGAAGTGGATTGGTTAAGGAATACATCATTGCAAAACTTGAATTAGGTCTTTAATGTTTACACATAGTGATGTACCTTTCGTTCCCATTGAACGAGAGACGATTGATGGAGTTCGTTACTACAAAGTATTCGGAACAGAAGAACTAGTAAAGATGCCTTCAATCACTTCGGTGATTAGTTGGAGGAATCGTGACAAGTTTAAAAAGTGGAGAGCAAGAGTTGGTGAGACTGTTGCCAATAAGATCACTCGTAAGGCTACACATCGTGGTACTGATGCTCATACATTGATTGAAGAGTATCTGAATAACTCAGAGACTTTCTCTGATGTTCTTCCTCTATCACAGTTTCTATTCAAACAAGCTAAACCTACATTGAATAAGATTGATAACATTCTTTGTCAAGAGACGGCACTTTATAGTACCCAACTTGGTATTGCTGGTAGTGTTGATTGTATAGCTGAGTATGAAGGTGAGTTGGCAGTCATTGACTTTAAGACATCAGCTAAACCCAAACCACGGGCGTGGATTGAAGACTACTTTGTCCAGTGTGCAGCAT